CGGTACTTTCAATGAGCCTAAGGCTGTAGAAATAACTAACGATCTACTACATTGTAAAACTATCGCCAAAGAAAATACTACTTTCATTAGTAATATTTTTTATTGGTCAGTTAGTCCAACAATGGACACAAAGTACGAAGCGTTAGTTAGAAAATGTTTAAATAACCGTGGACATAGCGTTCTTAATTAGAGAGGTAGATATGAATAAATTTATCAAATCTGATTATATCGCTAAAGGTATGTTGGTGGATTTTTTAAAGAAGCCAAACCCTAAGTTGTTTAATCAAATAGTCGGTATTCAATTTAAGAATATTCGACTTAAAAAAAAACTGACTGCAGAAGCTGTAGTACAGGATAACAAACGATACTTTAATACAATTTATGATTTATATAAATTCGAAAAAGGTATCAAAACCGATGTTTCTAAGTTCATTGCTTTAAGTTGTTATTACGGTTACAACATTGATGAATTGAAAAAACAAATCAAACTAGAGGATAAAAATGTATAAAGAACATAAACTAAAAAATGGTCTTACTTTAACTTTTGATGATGAAAAACATATTTATTATCATGAGAAAAAGAAAGTAGAAAGTGTAACAGGAATATGCGGTAATGGTGTTCCTAAACCCGAACTAACATCATGGTTAGTATCAACTCCAATCAGAGAAATCAAAAACGCTATCAACAATAGACTTGATGAGGGTTGGGGAATTGATAGGGTTGAGTTAGAACGTATCATAGATAAAGCCAAAAACAAAACCGAAGAAGTAAAAAAAGATGCGGGTCTTGTTGGAACAGTTGTTCATGGTTTGATCGAAGACTTTCTACAAGGAAAAAAAATTCCAAATCAATCTGATGAAAAAGTTGTAAATTGTTGGAACTTGTTTTTAGATTGGTGGAATAAACAAGAGTATGAAGTTGTAGAATTAGAAAAGAAAGTATTTTCTAAAAAATACAATTACGCAGGTACTCTTGATCTTGTTTTAAAAGATAAGCAAGGAAATTTAATTCTTGCTGATATTAAGACAAGTAACCAAATATCATTTGACTATACGTTACAGTTAAATGCATATAAGGAAGCGTATGAGGAAGAAACTAAAACTAAAATTTCCAAAGGTTTAATCATAAGATTACCTAAAAAAGATGGAAAGATTGAAGTTAAAGAACTTCCTTTAAATAAACAAATGTTTAATGCTTTTCTAGGTGCTATGCATATTTGCATTGCTAAAGAACTGCATAAACAAAAATAAAAACAGAAACAATAAGGAAAAAACATGCAAACACAAAGACAAAGTCTACCCTTTGCGGGTTTGACGCTTACAATGTACAGCACAGGCAATAGAGCACCAAAGATGGAATATCAAGCTTCATCTAATAAGGCTCAATTCAAGTGTAGTTTAACTAAACAAATGTTTGATTTAACAAATATTCAAGCTTGGTTAAACTCTCCGCAAATACAAGAATATGTTAGAGCGGGTTATGTTGCTAAATGGGGATCTAAAATAACTCAAAGTGAGCCTACGCAATATAGCAATGGAATGAAATTAGAAATAACTTATTATATGGTTAAGCCTTATAATAAATCTGGTTACACTCCACAAAACCAAATGCAACAACCACAGCAAGGCTACCAACAAGCTAAGCAAGGTTATCAATTAACTGATGATAAGTTGCCAGAAAGTCCAAGACAAGAAATTGACTGGGCTAAAGAAAGTCCTACTGATTTTAACCCAGATCAGTATGAACGAGAACTTGGTTAATGAGTGACGAGCCTAAGTATATAGAAATAAGACCAAAGACTTTTGATCCTCATAGAATCATAGCTTACGTTGATGCTTTAGATAAAAGATTAGTTAAAGCAGAAATTGCATATGATGAAGTGAAAGATCAAGCACAAGAAGTTTTTGATTATGTCGTTAATGAAAAAATGACTAATGAATCTCTTTCTGTATCACTTGCTAAAGTTAAAGCTACGAATGATGAAAGGTATAAGAAAGTTAAAAAAGAACTTTCAGATAAAAAAAAATTATATCTATTTTCAAAAGTCGAAGCTAAAAACGGACATTCATATTGCGATCATTTAAAACAACAATCTATAAATGATATTGCAACTGAAAAACTTACAAAATAATATTTCTGGGGGAGAAATCCCCCATTAATTTCTAGTAACTTCTAAATTACTTAAATCAGTATCTTCGTGTATTCCTGTATAACTATATTCATAGTCAATCAATTCCACATCATTTCTACTTTTAATTTCCGAAACCATTTCATTTACTTTAGGAAAACTTGGAAAAGTATCTATAAACCTAAAACACACATAAGAACCATAAGGATTGTTTGGTGCTTCAAGTTGTAATTCTAAACTTGTAATAACTGCGTCTACTTTGATCTTGTCCATTAGACAAGTTACTATTTTTTACGCATGATGTCAGCACCTTTTAATCCATAGATCGCAGAAACTACACCAATAAAAATAGCTTGATACCAATAAGGTAAGTTTGAAAAATATTCGAAGAACGTATCTAACTTATTACGAATTTCAGGATCGTCAGAAAACACAGACCACCCCAATAACAAAATAGGAATAGATACGAGAATAAGGACAAATTCGTCCTTGTAACCATTGTCATTACTTTCAATAACTTTTGCCTTATACTCAATCTCGCCTTTCGCCATACGCTCAGCATGAAGCATTTGAGCATCTGACAACAACTGTTTTGTTTTTTGTTTATTTTGGTAAATCTTTCCAGCAGTCTTTACACCTAAAGATAATAAATTCAACCACATATTAATCCTTTTTGATTAATTCTATTTGCATATCAATTACATGCTTTGCTTTTTCTAAATCTTTAATCTGATCTTTTTTATCTTTCCACTTTTTGTTGTATCTTGATATGTATTTTACAACGTGAGTTTGACAGGCATTAAAATCGTTAGCCATCGAATACTCTAAAGGCTGAATTTTAAGCGTTTTATAGTGATTTCCTTGCACCTGTTCAGAAAATGCTGAATTGTCGTTCTGCGTGGCTCTATGGCTCTTTAAAAGGGTATTTTTTAGCTTGTTTGAGGTCATACTATCTTTCCTATCCAATTTCCATCTTTATTCAATACCATCGGTAATAATCTTGGTACACCATTTAATATAATCCCACAACCCAAAATAAATCTAGTTTTAAAATTTTTCGCATAAGCAAACGCCATATTTTTTTGGTCTATCATACAACCGACATTCATACCAAAGAATAAGTTATCTGGGTTAGCCCACCATGATATTACAAATTTCGTATGGTAATGTCCTTGCACAGTAGACATAGACATTGCTTGAGATGTCTTGAGTACATCAGCACTGCGACCATGAGTAAAAAAACAACGTTGTCCATTTGACATTGTTAGAGTTAAATCGTCTACCCATTTCCATTTTTTAGTTCCTAAGAAATCTCCGTAATCTCTTAAAAATTCTTTAGACATTCCAAACTTTAATGCTCTACGATAAACTAAACTTGAATGATTACTATCAACTTCAGTTACTTCAGGAAATATGTTTTCTAATTCTTTAACGTAAAGTCTAGCTTGTTTTAATTCATGTCCAGCAGAAAATAAATCTGGGTTATGTTCATGCATACTGATTGCATGGAAGTCCAAGCTATCTCCAATATTCACAACTCTATCTGGTTTAAACTCTTTCTTAATCTCAGCCAAGAACTTTATACTATCCTTATGATGATAAGGTATATGCATGTCACTGATTACAAGAATGCGATTATTAGCCATACAATTTATTGTTGTATATTATTTAGTTAAAAAGTAAAGAGTTTGACTGATGAACAATAAAGCCACAGCACCAACTCCACCGATTATCCAAAATAAAAGTTTATCAAATTTGTCGTTTATCTTTTCAACATCTTGATGCAAGTGCGCAAGATGATTTGTTTTGATTAGATTGATCTCTCTTTTAAGACCTGTTATGTGTCCATAAACATCTTGAATAGTACCATCTAATGTTTTTGGAACACGCTTAGTCATTAATGATAATCCTCTAAATATAAACTAAACGAACCAGAAATAGCTGACGTTGCATCTGCTTTGGCTCTTAACTCTATATCACTTTTTTGATCTACTAAAATTGGTATTTCAAATTTTCTATAAACAGGTACAGCAAAAGTTGTTTGATAGCCTACTGTATTCCACACGTTACCATTAGAAACTTGTTTTGTTAAAATTTTAGATTCTACCTCTTTTTGTTTGCTCATTCCAATAGAAGCTGAAACAATCCAACCTCTTTTATTTCTTGGAATAGTATATATTGCAGATAAAGAAGCACCATAAGTTGCTGGAACATAAGCTACAGTTTTTGAATCTACTGTTACAGTTAAGTTTCCAACATTAGCATTACCTGTGTTTGCTGTAAGCATTCTTGCACTAAAAACTCTAATGAATGTAATCGAACCAGCACCGCCACCGATTATTAAAGTTTCTGAAGCTAAATCATAATTTTCATCTAAACCAGAAACTAAAACTGTTCCTGTATTATCTGATGCAGTATCGGAAGAAGTAACTGTAGCTGTAGTTGCAGTTGTTGGATAAGAATAAACACCACCTACTGATGAAACAGTTTCAAATGAAGTTGATACACCATCATTATAAACTGTTTCAT